GGTTTTATTGAATGGTTGCATAAAATGTGGATTGATGGTAAAATACTCATGGTCATGGACGACGTTGATCGTCAAGTTGATCAGATACATTCCCAATGGGAGGCAAATGACACAGAACTCACCCCACACATCGTGGAGACAGGAGTATTTGGAAATGAAGGGTGGTCTATCTCAATCACAAATCCGATTGTTGAAAGAAGGACCGACTCAACTAGCACAGGCATGGTTACTCCAAGCGATGCACAACGACTACAAGAAGATGAAGGGGATCAAGGAAGATCATCCTAAAGAAAACAAAGGTCAGTTACAATCGTCACTGAAAGATTTTCTTGAACGTACAAAAGATCAAGGCATCTGATGTTATCCTTCTGGATTCACTTGGTAGCATTCTACGAAGTGGTTGTATTGAATTGTATTCAACCCGTTAACTGGAAATACTGTTATCGGGTTGATGAATGGTTAGTGCCAGAACTTGTTCAAGGATATAAAATCTGGAGTGGACAAGAGCATCCTTATCAAAATGAAAAAGACTATCTAAATGAACTTAGAGAAACTACAGGAACTCTGGAAGGAAGACTGCCAGATTGATACAGATTTGTATTGTGAGGAATCTATTCGTATTCCTCAGTTACATCAAAGATATTTGGAGTTCTATAACACCTATTCTCTTATGAAGAAGGAGAAAGAAGGTGAGTTGAACGCACTTAAAAAAGACAAATGGTTGTATTACAAAGGTAAAGCACCATCTCAAATCTACAAAGAGATGCCATTTGATTTAAAACTTACTACCAAAGAAGAGATCTGGATGTTCATCGATGCAGATGAAGAGATCCGTAAGTTACGTTATAAGATTGATTATATGGATCAAGTATTATACTTCTTAGAGAATGTTCTGAAACAAATCAACACTAGGAACTTTCAAATCAAGAATGCTATTGAATGGACTAAGTGGAAAGAGGGTTCTTAATAATATGATACATAGTGTAGTGACTCGAACACTATGTCAATGGACCTTAGGATTAAGAAGAAGAACGAGGTGTATCTTAAGGTTCAAGCAGAACCTCATATAAACTACGAGTTATCAGATTTTTTTACCTTTGAAGTTGAGTCTGCAAAGTTCATGCAGAAACAACGACGATGGAAAGGATGGGATGGAAAGATAAGATTGTTTTCTCCTGCTACAGGGGAGATCTACTGTGGTCTGTATGACTATCTGGTAGATTATGCGAAGAAGAAGGGGTACGAGTATGAGACGGAGGACGATGAGAATTTCGGTCACCCCGAAGATGTGAATAAATTTGTGACTCCTGAGGCGGTGGCAGGATATGTGAAGTCTTTACGTCTTCCAGTAAAGGTGCGCGACTACCAATACCAAGCAATATACGAATGCCTGAGATACAACAGACGACTCCTATTGTCGCCAACTGCCAGTGGGAAATCCTTGATGATTTATTCATTGGTTAGATATCATGAAAGTTTGGATAGGACAGTTCTAATAGTCGTGCCCACGACGTCTCTTGTAGAGCAGATGTACAAAGACTTTGAGTCCTATGGATGGAGGGCGTCTGAGTACTGCCACAAAATATATGCGGGGCAAGAAAAATATACGAACCATGATGTAGTAATCACCACTTGGCAATCTATTTACAAGGAACCGAGTAAGTGGTTTGCAAGGTTTGACGTCGTGATCGGTGACGAGGCGCACCAGTTCAAAGCTAAATCTCTTACCTCTTTGATGGGCAAACTTCATAACTGTAAGTATAGGTATGGATTTACAGGAACACTTGATGGTGCCAATGTAAACCAATTAGTTTTAGAAGGATTGTTTGGTCGATGCACTCAAGTGACAAGAACTAACGAGTTGATGAAGCAAGGTTATATCGCAAAACTAAAAGTTAAGATCATACTACTAAAGCACGAAGAACAACTCTTCGAGGGGTATCAAGATGAGATTGGATACCTTGTAGAACATGAGGGAAGAAATAGATTCATTCGTAATCTTTCCGCAGATCTAAAGGGAAATACACTGATCCTCTTCAACTATGTAGAGCGTCACGGAGAACCTCTTTATAAGTTGATAAATAGTTATACGGAACGACCAGTATATTTCGTACACGGTGGAGTAGATGTAGAAGATCGAGAAGAGATTCGACGTCTTACTGAAGTATCTGACGATGCTATCATCATTGCAAGTTACGGAACGTTCTCTACAGGGATTAACATCAAAAACTTACATAATGTAATCTTCGCATCTCCCTCTAAATCTAGAGTAAGGAACTTACAGTCCATTGGGCGTGTACTAAGAAAGGGAGATAACAAGTCACAAGCGACATTGTATGACATCGCGGATGACATTTCTACGGATCGTGGGAACAACTACACTTTAAATCATTTATTAGAAAGGGTGAAAGTGTACAATGAAGAAAAGTTTCATTATGAAATTATAGACGTAAAATTAAAAGCCTATGATTAACCATGTAAAACACGACGAAGATTTCTTTGGTATTTTCAAACTTACCAATGGTGAGGAGGTGCTTGCCAAAGCAGTGATCACACAAGATAATAATGAATCCTTATGTTTTCTGCAAGATCCAGTAATGGTGCATGTAGTAAACAAACCCATGAGTGAAAACAAAGTCATGCGGGGCGTAGGATTTGTCAAGTGGCAACAACTTTCTGATGAAGAATTCTTTGTAGTAAAAGAAAAAGATGTAGTCTGCATCGCCACCATGAGTAGGGAGGTTCAGATGTTATATGAGTCTTACCTCATGACTGAAGGCGGTTACGAACCATCTTCATCCAAAGCAGGATACCATGTCAAGGCAGATAAATCAATGGGATATATTGGTACTACTGAGGATTATAGAAAATTGTTTGAAAAGATATTTAAAGCTAAGAATAACCCTTGAACCCTTACAGTGTTATTGTACATGTATTTGACATCTTTGTCAAGTGTGCTATAATAACAACAGCACTTAAACACATATGAAACGTGTCGCCAAAAAGAAACAACACTACGTTGACAATCAAAAGTTCCTAGCAGCAATCGTCGAATACAAGCGTCGAGTCAAAGTTGCCGAAGAAAAGGGACTGGATAAACCTCGTGTGAACGATTATATTGGCGGTTGCTTTCTGAAGATTGCAAATCACTTGTCATTCCGACCTAACTTTATCAATTACATGTATAAAGATGACATGATTTGTGATGGTATTGAAAATTGTATTCAATATATTGACAACTTCAATCCAGAAAAATCTAAAAATCCCTTTGCTTATTTTACACAGATTGTATACTATGCTTTCCTAAGACGTATTGCTAAAGAGAAACGTCAGATGGATATCAAAGATAAGATCATTGACAAGTATGGGTACTCAGACGTGTTCGCAGTTGACGGACATGCAACAACCGACTATAATGGCATTAAATCTAATATCCAAATCAAAACACGTCGGCAATGATGTCATTTCTATCTCGTTATTGGTCAGGTAAATCTGGCACCACCGTTGAACAAATCAAAAAACTAGCAGAGGAAGAACTTCTTGGCAACTTTCATTACCAAGATGTGATTGATAGTGACGGTAAATTGAAGCATCGTATTATTATTACATATGAAAATACTCCTGATAACTGATCAGCATTTTGGTGTAAGGGGAGACAATCAACACTTTATCAATCACTATAAAAAGTTTTATGGTCAGGTGGTGATTCCTTTTCTCAAGGCATCAGGCATCAAAGATATTATTTGTCTGGGCGATACGTTTGATAAACGTAGATCCATCAACTTCATGTCTCTAGATGAGGCAAAGAAAATGTGGTTTGATCCTATTACCGAACTGGGATGTAGGATGACCATGCTTGTTGGTAACCATGACATCTACTATAAGAATACTTTACGAGTCAATGCTGCAACTCAAATCTTAGGTGACTATGGTTTTACGGTTGTTGAAGAACCAACTGAAATGGAGTTTGATGATCTAAAGATTCTCATGCTTCCATGGATTTGTGATGATAATCGTGACAAAGTATTTGAAAAGGTATCATCATCTAAAGCACCTGTATGTATGGGTCACTTAGAACTGAATGGTTTTGAGGCACACCCAGGTCATGTCATGGAAAGTGGCATGGACAAAACTTTATTTGACAAGTTTAAAAGAGTGTTTAGTGGACACTATCACCAAAAATCTACCAAAGGTAATGTATCTTACCTAGGTAATCCTTATCAACTTTATTGGAATGACTTCGGATGCAAAAGGGGGTTTCACGTTTTTGATACGTCTACTCTTAAGACTACTTTTTATAGGAATCCCTTTGACACTTTTCATAAACTGTATTATAATAATGGAGTTAGTATACCAGAGTCAGCAGAACTCGAAGGAACATTCGTCAAACTAATCGTTGAAGACAAAGGCGATTATCAAAAGTTTGATTATGCTGTAAAGCAACTCCAGAACATTGGTCTTGGTGATCTTAAGATCGTTGAAGACCTTAGTGCTGAATTGGAATGTTCGGATACTACGCTTGAAACCGAGGACACTATGACGTTGCTCGAATCATACATAGATGAGATAGATCTTAAAGTCAATAAGAGTAATATCAAATCTGTAATGCGATCTCTATACGTCGAAGCGTCTGAACTATAATGTTTGTTTTAACCGAAGTTGGTACTGGTGGTGTCTATGCTTGTTCTAACAAGGATAAGTTAAAGACTGTAACTGTCTTTGAAAACGAAGAAGATGCCGAACGGTACGCGATACAACTAGAAGCAATGGATCATAAAAAGGATCTAGAACTCATGGAAGTCGATCCTGATATCATTGCTATGAACTGTGTCAACTACAACTACAGGTTCACAATCATTAAATCTAACGAACTGATCGTACCTCTTGATAAAGAATGATTATTTTTGAAACACTTCGTTGGAAGAACTTTCTTTCGACAGGTGACCAGTGGACAGAGATCTCTCTAGATCAAAGTCCTTCTACATTAATCGTGGGACAAAATGGTAGTGGGAAATCGACAATGCTCGATGCCCTCTGTTTTGCTTTGTTCAACAAACCTTTTAGGCAGATTACTAGGGGACAACTAGTAAATAGCATTAACGAAAAAGGACTGAAGGTAGAATTATCATTCTCTATTGGTAAGGACGATTATCGTGTATTCAGAGGAGCAAAACCTAATGTCTTTGAACTTTATAGAAACAATAAACTGGTCGATCAAGATGCTGCAGCGAAAGACACGCAGAAATATCTCGAACAATCAGTTCTCAAACTCAACTACAAGTCCTTTACACAAGTCGTCATCTTGGGTTCATCCACTTTTGTCCCCTTCATGCAACTCAAAGGACCTCACAGGAGAGAAGTTATCGAGGATCTACTGGACATCAAGATCTTCTCACAAATGAATCTATTGCTCAGGGATAGAGTCCGAGCAACTTTAGCATCAAGTAAAGAATGCGATCACTTGCTGACTGTAGCAGAACAGAAAGTGTCAGCACAAGAAAAACTATTGACTAACTTGAAAGAGATCAATCAATCTCGTCAAGATGAAAGAGAAAAGAAGATCAAAGACAATCGAGTGATGATTGAAGGTCTTGAAAAAGAAAAAGATAATAAGAAAGAACAACTATCTGAACTAGAAAAGAAGATGGTTGATGTAGAAGACAAGCGAAATGCTATGTCTGATCTTAAAAATGACAAGGCAGACATCAGTGCAGAACTGAAACTGGCAAAGAAAGATATTAAGTTTTTGGAAAGTCATGATGAGTGTCCTACATGTAATCAAATGATTGAAAAGGACTTTAGATTTGCAAGAGTCGGTGCTTTGCAAGGACGAGGTAAGAAACTTTCTAAAGAATTAGATAAAATCAAACTCAATATCAATGATTTGCTCAGAGTTATTTCTGAAGCAGATGATCTTTCCATGCAATGTCATGAGAAAAGAAGTGATATCACTCAGAGTGAACGTGATATTGTTAGGATTGAAATGGAAACTCTTAAGATTCAAGATGAGTTGCATAATCTGAAAGAGAATCGTCCTTCTATTCGCAAGGAAGAAAAAGAACTTAAGGTTCTAGAGGAAGAACTCAAAGAAACACAAAAAGGTTGCTCAGAAATCAGTAAAAAACTGGATGAGTTCCAAGTTGTGTCCCATTTATTGCGTGACGGAGGCATCAAAAGTCAAATCATTAAGAAATATGTGCCAATTTTTAACAAACTAATCAATAAATACCTCAACAACATGGACTTCTTTGTCAACTTTACTCTCGATGAGGAGTTTAATGAGACATTGAAGAGTAGATTTAGAGATGAGTTTACATATTCTTCCTTCTCGGAAGGTGAAAAGCAGAAGATTGACCTAGCACTACTCTTTACATGGAGGGAAGTTGCTAGGATGAAGAACAGTGTAGCAACTAACCTGTTGATTCTAGATGAAGTGTTCGATTCTTCTCTTGATGCAGGTGCAACTGCTGAATTACTTCAAATCTTGAGGGCATTGGGACAGACAACTAACTTATTTGTCATCTCACATAAGGGTGATATCTTAGTTGACAAGTTCCTAAGAACAATCAAGTTTGAAAAGATCAATGATTTTAGTAAAATGTCGGATGATTCCTAATGGTATGTAAAGTAACCCTGTACAAAGCAGGAAAAGTATGGCATGAAGAAGTAATCGCTATTGATTATGAAGATGCAAAGAAAGTGGCACTTGCTCGTAACCCTGGTGCACAGGTAATGAGTGTAACGTCGGTCATGTGACAGTTGAATAAGTGGCACAACAGGTGGCACATCCCTGATCAGTCTGCTATAATGTGTATATACAAAGGAGATACATGATCAACCCAGAAGTCAAAGGCACACTCGCAAGACTACTTGCAACAGAAAACCTTACTGTAGAGCACCGCAAAGTCACTACAGCATACTTTGATGTTCAGAAGCGTGTTCTCTGCCTTCCTATCTGGAAGACTGCATCCAACACTGTGTATGACCTTCTAGTTGGTCATGAGGTTGGACATGCTCTCTACACTCCTAACACAGGTCTTGATGGTGTCAACAAAGGTTTCGTAAACGTCCTTGAGGATGTTCGTATCGAGAAGATGATGAAGGAGACATACCCTGGTCTTCGTAAGTCTTTCTTCCAAGGATACAAAGAACTGTGGAATGATGACTTCTTCGGTGTGAACGATGAAGATATCTCCAAACTTCCTTTCATTGATCGTATCAACCTTTTCTACAAAGGTAATCCTGAGATTGAGTTTACTGAAGAAGAGCAAGTTTATGTAGATCGTGCTGCTAACACCAAAACATTTGAAGATGTTCTAAAACTTGCAGAAGATCTCTTCGGTCGTGCAGAAGATATTGAAGATAAGAAGATGGATATAGATCTACCTGCAGCAGAACCTACTCCAGGTGCAGGTGATGGTGAGGGTGAGGTTACTCCTCAGGCATCTGAATCTGAAACTGAAAGCACCGATGGCGAAGAATCTGAGCAGCAAACTTCATCTCAACCTGTACCTGTAGATGGTGATGGCATTGGAAATCCTGATGCACAGATCACTGTGACTGGTGGCAACAACTCTTTTGGTGATGAAGACTATGATGAGACTGAGAGCATCACTCAAGAGGCATTCAATCAGGCACTAGAGACTCTCATCGATGACAATGCTAAGGAGTGGGTTTACCTTACTCTTCCTAAGGTTGATCTTGAGAAGATTGTTATTGGTCACAAAGAGATTCAAGATGATCTTCACAAACACTTCATCACAGGTGAGCGTAACATGCCTTCTCATTATTATTATGAAGATGATGCTGAGAAATATGCAAAGTATCTTGAAGCACAAGTAAGCATGATGAAGATTCGTTACGAATCATACAAGAAAGATGCACAGAAATCTGTTAACTATCTTGTAAAGCAGTTCGAGATGAAAAAGTCTGCTGATGATTACAAGCGTCAGTCTACTTCTCGCACTGGTGTCATCGATACCAACTCACTGTACAAGTACAAGTTGACTGATGACATCTTCAAGAAGATCACAGTTGTTCCTGATGGTAAGAATCATGGTCTTGTAATGCACATTGACTGGTCTGGTTCTATGTCTCACATCCTTTTGGATACTTTGAAGCAGACTTTCAATCTTATCTGGTTCTGCAGAAAAGCAGGTATTCCATTCCGTGTTCTTGCTTTCCAAGATTCATATTCTTCATCTCGTGAAGAGAATCATGGTAAAGAAGGTGACCTTAACATCCATGAGTCATTCAAACTTCTTGAGTTCTTCAGTTCAAAACAGAACAAACAGTCTCTTGACAAGTCTATGTTCTTGATTTGGTGTCAAGCATACTCTATGAATGGATGCAACGTTCAAGCAGCAGGTAAGTATGGTCTTGGTGGCACTCCACTTGCTGAAGCAGTTCTCTGCACTCGTCAGATCGTTGATCAGATGAAGAAAGAAGAGAACATCCAGAAAGTGAATGTTGTTTGCCTTACTGATGGTGAAGCAAACCCTATGGCATTCAATGAGTGGTACGATCCAGATTGTGAGTACTACAAACCATACATGAAGAGGTCTTCTCTTTGCCATCAATCAGGTAAGATCTTCTTCCTTCGTGACCCTCAGACTGGTTTCACTAAGAAGATCAGTTCTAGTCCTTATGAAACTACTAAACAAATCGTAGGTTTTCACAGAGAGATTACTGATTACAACTGGATTGGTATTCGTATCTGCAGTAAGAGTGAACTAGGACGTGCAGTTCGTAACAACATGGACATCGTACCTGCTGATATGGACAGGAAATGGAAGAAAGAAAAGTTCTTCTCTATCTCTAAGGAAGCAGGTTTCTCCGAGTCTTTCTACATCCCTGACAAGAGACTTGGTGATGGCACTGAAGACCTTCAAGTTTCTCAAAAAGGTGAGGTTGCTACCAAAGCAGAACTACAACGTGCATTCAAAAAGCACATGGGTTCTAAGATGGGTAACAAGACTATCTTGAACAAGTTCATCGAACAGATCGCGTGACACTTGGACAAGTGGCACACATAGGTTGCACACAGCAGATGTACCTGCTATAATAAGTACATAACAAACAAACAATCCTTTTAATACAATGACCTTCGCTCCAAACCCAGTTACTACTGAACAACTAGTTGACTATCTTTCTGATAAGGTAGGTACTGATGTCGGATGTTCCGATATTCGCTCTGCTGCGAAGGTTCTTGGTCTTGCATATGCAACTGCATGTAAGCGTCTTAAGAACTATAAGATTGGTGTTGGCAAATGGAATCTTACCAGTCAACAGATTGAAAAACTTTACGAAGCACCATCTGCACAACCTGCAGTAGAACCATCCTACATTCCAGAGAAAGATGATTCCTATGTCCAGTTTGGTACTTATGTACCGATTAAAAAAATTATCAAGTCTAAACTCTTTTATCCTGCGTTCATTACAGGTCTTTCTGGCAACGGTAAAACAATGTCCGTTGAGCAAGTTTGTGCAGACCTTGGTCGCGAACTGATTCGTGTAAACATTACTATTGAAACTGATGAAGATGATCTTATTGGTGGTTTCCGTCTTGTCGATGGGTCAACTGTTTGGCATAACGGACCTGTCGTGGAAGCACTCGAAAGAGGTGCAGTCTTGCTACTCGATGAGATTGACCTTGCTAGTAACAAGATTCTCTGTCTACAATCCGTCCTTGAGGGCAAAGGGGTGTATCTGAAGAAGATCGGTAAGTATGTTCGCCCTGCTGCAGGATTCACTGTAATTGCAACTGCAAACACTAAGGGTAAGGGATCTGACGATGGTAGGTTCGTTGGTACTAATGTACTGAACGAAGCATTCCTTGAGCGTTTCCCTATCACTATCGAGCAAGAGTATCCCTCTGCTGCTATCGAGACTAAGATTCTTCTCGCTAACAAGTGTGATCAAGAGTTCACTGAGAATCTTATCAAGTGGGCAGGAGTTATCCGTAAGACATTCTATGATGGTGGTGTTGATGAAGTTATCACTACTCGTCGTCTTGTTCACATTGCTAAGGCATACTCTATCTTCGGTGATCGTCTTCAAGCAGTTACTCACTGTGTGAACCGTTTCGATAACGATACCAAGCAATCCTTCCTTGACCTTTATACAAAGGTTGACGCGGGAGAAGAATCAGAGTATAATGAAGAGGCATAAACCCTCTTTATTATGAAGTATCAAGAAGATACAACCATTGAAGAACTCCGATCATACATCACCTCGACGTATGGTCGGCATTATTCTTCTGGAAACGACAGTATTCAAACTCTCGATTTGATTGAAGCATGTGGGGACGCTGAAGCATTCTGTCGTAGTAATATTCTTAAGTACGCTTCACGCTATGATAGAAAGGGATCCGCAAAGATGGATCTTTTGAAGATCATGCACTATGCTGTACTCCTTTACCATTTTAATCAAAAAGACAAAGACACCGAAATCTATCCTCAATGACAGTAATCACTCCACAAACAGTTGAAGTCCTTAAGAACTTTTGTACGATCAACAAATCAATCGTTATCAAACCAGGCAACACGATTTCTACTCTTAGCATTAACAAAAACATTCTCGCTATCGCTGAAGTCGAAGAACAGTTTGATTCGCAGATTAGCATTTATGATTTGGGTCAGTTTCTTGGAGGTATTTCTCTTTTCGATCAACCGAAGATTGACACTACAAGCAAGAGTTTTGTAACTGTCAGTGATCCTATGGGTCGTTCTAAGACTCGATACTTCTATTCAGATCCTGATATCATTACTCAGGCACCTGAGGAAGAGATCAAACTTCCTACGATGGATGTAGAATTCCATCTCGATGCTGATACTTTGAAGCAACTGAACAAGGCAGCAGCAATCTATCAACTTCCAGATCTCTGTCTGTTTGGTGATGGTGAAGAGATGAATCTTTGTGTCACTGACAAAAAGAATGAAACTTCTAATAACTTCTCAGTCAAGGTTGGAGATACAGATCAAAACTTCTGTTACTGCTTCCGAGTTGAGAACTTGAAACTGCTCGCAGGTGCGTATGACGTATCTGTCAGTAGCAAAAATGTTGCTCTCTTCCAAGGGAAGGGCATCAAATACTATATTGCACTTGAACCAAATGCATGATGATTTTCTCTGGGTTGAGAAGTACCGTCCGAAAACTATCGAACAGTGCATTCTCCCCCAGAATGTGAAAGACACCTTTACCAACTTTGTACAGCAGGGAGAGATTCCTAATCTTCTCTTGTCTGGAACAGCAGGTGTAGGTAAAACAACTATTGCGAAAGCACTTTGTAATGAACTAGGAGCAGACTTCTATGTCATCAATGGATCTGATGAAGGTCGATTCTTGGACACTGTACGCAATCAGGCAAAATCCTTTGCTGCTACTGTGTCTCTTACTTCTTCTAGTAAGCACAAGATTCTTATCATTGATGAAGCAGACAATACGACACCCGACGTACAACTACTCCTTAGGGCATCGATCGAAGAGTTTCAAAAGAACTGTCGTTTTATCTTTACCTGTAACTTCAAGAACAAGATAATTGAACCTCTGCATAGTCGAACAACTGTTATCGATTTTAATGCTCGTGGTAAGATCAAACAAGAACTTGCTGCTTCATTCTTTGAAAGGTGTAGGGGCATTCTCACTGCTGAGGATGTACCATTCTCTGATAAGGTTGTTGCTGAGGTTGTACAAAAATACTACCCAGACTTCCGACGTACACTCAATGAACTTCAAAGGTATGCTTCCTCAGGAAGTATTGATACTGGTATCCTAGCAGTCCTAGGTGATGCTAAGATTGATACTCTTGTTGAAAGTATGCGTAACAAGAAGTTCAATGATGTAAAGAAATGGGTACAGCAGAATCTAGATTCTGATCCTGCTGCTATTCTAAGACAGATGTATGACAATCTTTCTACTATGATGGATGGTCCTTCTGTTGCTGCTGCTGTTCTGATTATTGCGGACTACCAATATAAGTCTGCATTTGTCGCAGATCAGGAAATTAATTTGTTAGCATGTCTAACACAACTTATGATGGAGTGCAATTTTAACTAATGGGACCAGGAGAAATGCTCGCTATGCGAGACCTAATCGGATCATGTCCACCAGTGTATACATTGCCTGGTACTTGGTCTAAGTGTAATGCTATTATCCCACATTACAACGCAGATCCAAACATCACTCTAGCAATCAGCATAGCAGTGATCACGGTTATTTTTATCTTGTATGGAATCTATCGAGGATTCTTTGCTAACGAAGGGTTGGAGGACCCATTTGACGATCATGACGACTAAACGAGACAAAGTACGACACCAAGTTAAGAGTCGATTTTACTACCTGTTCTGGGGCACTGCTACTATTGCAGTCGTCGCAGGACAAGTTTATGTAGGAGCAGGTTACAGAATGTTTGCAAGGAGCATTAATAGGATCTTCGATGCTGTTGATGCTGTTATTATTCCAGAACCCAAAGGATATTATGCACCTTTGATTCCACCTCCCCCTACTGGACCTATCTGGGAAATGGAACAAGACCCAATCGAGTGGTTGTAATGACTGTGGCAACATCCCTAAAGACACCTCTGAGATACCCAGGTGGTAAGTCTCGTGCTATTAAAAAGATGGCACCATACTTCCCTAACCTAGGTGAATACGATGAGTATCGTGAACCCTTCTTAGGTGGGGGTTCCGTGGCATTGCATGTTGCACAGACATATCCAAGTATAAGTATTTGGGTGAATGACTTGTATGAACCATTATATACGTTTTGGAAACAGTTACAAATCTCTGGTAAGAAACTAACTAATGAACTCAGACAACTCAAATCACGATACCCCGACAGGGGATCAGCACGAGGACTCTTCCTCGAAGCACGAGAGTATCTCGACAGAGACCTCTTTAACAGTGAACCCTTTCACCGTGCCATTAGTTTTTATATTGTTAACAAGTGCTCTTTTTCTGGTCTCACTGAATCCTCATCCTTTAGTGCCCAGGCATCTGATCAGAACTTTTCAATGCGAGGAATTGAAAAACTCCCGTATTACTCCGAACTCATCCAGAAATGGCACATTACAAATCTGTCGTATGAGAAACTAATGACCAATGATGACAGTGTGTTCTTGTACTTAGATCCTCCATACTCTATCAAAGATAATCTGTATGGAAAGAAGGGTACAATGCATAGTGGATTCTCACATGAAACGTTTCACAAAACTTGTGATAAGTATAAGGTAGATCAAATGATCTCCTACAACTCCGATAATCTAATCAAAGAACGCTTCCAGGGATGGAAAGCACAAGAATACGATCACACATACACAATGCGATCTGTAGGCGACTACATGAAAGATCAGCAAAAAAGAAAAGAACTAATCCTATTAAACTACTAATCTCATGAAATCTGTACACCAAAGACCTTTAGGCACAACTCAGTATCCTTTTACACCTCCACTACTATTAGAAGAAGAGACCTACAGTAAAAGAGATAGTCTTAATCAAGATGGAATTCCAGGAGGTAGAGTTGCACTCTTCAATGGTAAGACCGCAGAGTCTATCTGTGAGTCATACTTCATGGAACAACGATGGAACTTTGCTGCTCCTACGGTTGATGTTGGTGTAGATTATTTGATTCACCGAAATAATAACTGGGACAGAGTTCAAGTTAAGAAAGTGATTGTCCAGTGGGACTCAAACAAACAAAGAGTAACACATAAGTTTCCATTCCAAGCGGGTGGAGTATCAAAACAAGAACATATTGTTCATCGACAATTAGGTCCAGAAGATGTAGACTACTTCTTTCATGTATTCTATAGTCCATATCGTCGTTTGATATTCGAGACACCCATCAGTCAGATTCCACTGAAGGACAAGGGAGATCATGCGGGTAAGTTTGTTCAAGCAAGAACAACCTGTATGACAGAGTTATATCCTATACGCAATACGTCCAGACATATTGACTGGGAAAAGAACCTTGTTCATGAATCATATCATCCACGCATCTTCCAAGAGTACCCTGACTTCTGGAGGGAAAGAGACCAACAAAGTACACTAACTGAATTTTTATAATGAAGTATGATGATAGGTATCCTCTAAAGGACTATCTCAACAGCATCAATCTCAACAAAGAGAACTTGATGGACAGTGATGACCCCGCATGGGAAAAGAATTATCCTGCTTATGTGGTGAACAAATGCATGTCTCACCACATGGATACTGTATTGTATGCCAATGAGATGAACAGGTATTCTTTCCTACCTAGTCGTTTACAGTATGATTTTTATATACATATAGTGAGACCCAGGAAGAGATTCTCTCCTTGGGGTAAAAAGGAAAAGGTGAATGATCTTGAGATTGTCAAGGAATACTATGGTTATAGTAATGAAAAGGCAAAACAAGCATTGCGTATCCTATCTCCTACACATCTAGATTACATTAAAGACAAACTGAACAAAGGGGGTAAGAAAAGATGAGTGAAGTAAATGAAGTCCAATGGACTAAAGATAATATGATTGAGGTGAATCTCAAGGAACCAGATGATTTCTTGAAGGTTCGTGAAACACTTACTCGTATTGGAGTTGCCTCTCGCAAAGAAAAGAAACTGTATCAGTCCTGCCATATTCTACACAAGAAAGGACAGTATTATATTGTACACTTCAAAGAATTATTTGCACTAGACGGAAAGAAAGCAAACCTATCAGACAACGACGTACAAAGACGAAACAGAATCATCAAACTATTATCTGATTGGGGTCTAGTCGAGATTGTAAAAGACGACAGCATTAAAGGTGTAGCACCACTTAGTCAAATCAAAGTCATTGCATATAAAGAAAAGGGTGACTGGACTCTAGAATCCAAATACAACATCGGGAAGAAACGCACTACAGAATGAGCGACTTTAATTATCATGTTCAGTGGTTGAAAAGTCCTGGGTATCTACTAGCAGAGGTTCCCTCTGCAGTAGTTGAAGAACTAAAGCAAAGCATCAACACACTAGAGAAGACTCCAGAAACGGACGCTAGGGACTCCTTGAGGGGGCACCTAGAACAAGAATGGACTCTACCCCTATCCAAGGAGATAAGTGCCTTTACTAGGTGCTTATCTTTTGAGTATATCAAGCAGTTTGGTTTTCAACCTGCTATGGGTGTGGCAGAGACCATGAGAGATATTAATCAGTGTGACTTTAAATTACAAAGACTCTGGGTAAACTTCCAGAACAAATACGACTTCAACCCTCTGCACATACACAGTGGGTTGTTTTCGTTTGTGATCTGGGTGCAAGTTCCATATGATTTAGAAGAAGAAAGAAAAAGATATAAGACAAATGGAAATGAGACAGCAGCATTCATGTTCCAGTACAACACAGCACTAGGTGGACTAGACACAGAGTATCTACACATAGACAAATCCTTTGAATGGAAGATAGCATTCTTCCCTGCAAGACTTAATCACGGTGTCAATCCCTTCTATACATCAGATGAACATCGTATCTCAATTAGTGGAAATCTATATGTTATAGATAATATGTGATATTAAATAAAAACCATGGAAGATACTAAAACTAAACCAGAAGAGAAAAAGAAGGGTCTTCTTGGTAAGTTGAAAGAACATGCAGAAGATAAAGAAGAGCAACTTGCTATTCTATCTACTTTTGTGCGTCTATCTGTGTTGATCTGGTCCGCAGGAATTTTGACATTAGCATATGTTAAGTTACCAGAAGCACTTAAAATTCCAGAACAGAAACTCGATCCAACTTTTATCGCCTCGGTTTTTACTGGAACTTTAGCTACTTTTGGCGTCCAGGCAGCAGGTAAGAAAAAGAATGGAGAGAACGGTGGTGGTAGTAGTCCTGCTATTACTAAATCAGATATGGAGTTTCTTATTCAGAAAGCATCTGAAACTGCACCTGCTCAAACCATTAGGATCGAATCTGGTCCTGTA